CTTAAAGATTTCTCCGGGGGTTATATTTGGAACGTAGTTTGACCTTTCCTGACCTTTAGACTGTCCGCATAGTAGGGCCGCTTTAGAAGTTGTGCATCTCCACACTTTCTATTGTCTCAGACCTCCTTCTTAAATAATAGTAAACCGTCCAAACACTCTCACAAACTGTGTCTAAAGCGGTCCTACTATGCGGACAACTATAGAGAAAGAGGGTGGTAGTATAGGCGAGCTTATGAAAGAGCTGGGTAAGGTTGTGGTTTTGTTCCTGCGCCCAGAGAATGTTGCAATCATATCGTTGTTGAGCGGTCTTGGGTATAAAGCATTTGACAAGATCATCAAGAAGTTGGACTCCCAACAGAACGACCTTATCGCAAAACTTGATAAGCGTCTCAATTCTTTGGAAAGCTCAACCAAGTCAGCGAACGAGAATCTCGAGAGGGAAATTCTTAGGTTGCAAATTCTTGACGGCATAGATGCAAAACGTTTGTCGACGAGTGAGGTTCTATATTTCTTCGACAAGTACAAAGCACTCGGCGGAAACTCATTTGTCGAGGATAAGGTCGGACAATACGTTTACGAATTAAACAACAGGGGGAATGGGAATGGTTAGAGACATCTTGGACATCATCACAATTCTTATTGCACTGGCACCAATCGGAGTCAAAGTATTTCAGTTGATTGCACAGAAGACCCACAACCAACGAATGATCAATCTAAGCGAACGATCAATCAAAGTCGTGGAAGCTCTGGAGCAATCGAATCTCACCAATGAAGAAAAGAAAACTAAAGCGTATGAAAAGTTGTCAGCCTATGCTAAAGAAGTCGGCATTCCTGTAACGGTTGACCAACTCGACGATTACATAGAGTCGGCAGTGCGTCTAGTTAAGGTATTGACAACTCCGTAAAGGAGGATATTTATGACGACCAAGAAAGAACCGCAAATCCGCAAACCTCGAGCCGCCAAGCCAGCAGCTGATCCAGTTTCTAGGGAACGGCAACTGACAAGCCTCGCCGTGGATCTTGCAGAAAAACAACTACGTGAAGGAACCGCATCACCATCCGTCATTAACCACTTTCTTAAAATAGCTTCCACCCGTGAAGCAATCGAACGAGAGATTCTTGAGAAACAAGCCAACCTAATTGCCGCCAAAGCAGATGCAATTAATTCCGGTAAGGAAGCTGCGGAACTCACAAAGAATGCAATCGATGCCATGAAGGCATATTCCACAAGCGATTAGTATGGGTAGACTATGTTACAGTGAGGCTGTCAAGTTTGCGTCCTTTGACGAGCGTCTGGACTATCTGAAACTGTGGGATGTCCCGCATACTTCCCCCAGATCGGTTTCGATGTCGCTCTACAAACACAAACGATGGCTCATTACCCGTGACGAAATTATCAAACGCGACCTAGGTTGTGACTTGGGTGTCTTCGGCATCTACATCTACGGACCAATCTATGTCCACCATATCAATCCGATCACCGAGCAAGACATTGAAGTTTGGTCAGATGTTCTTTTCGACCCCGAGAACCTCATCGCAACTTCAATGCAGACCCACAATGCAGTCCATTACAAACCGGACGACTTCAAGCTAATTGAGCGACGACCCGGAGACACTAAACTATGGTAGGAGGTAACTATGGCACAGAAACAATCTATACTTGACACGGTCAGAGATGCAATGGGACTTGTTGAAGACGACAACTCATTCGACCCCGAGCTGATCATTCACATCAACTCGAATCTGGCCACTTTGTATCAAAATGGAGTTGGACTTCCTATAGTCGTTGAAGACTCGTCAGCCTTATGGTCGGAGCTCAAAGACGAATCGAAGAACAACGACCTGTTTGAACAGATCAAGACATACATATTTTTAAGAACCAAGCTCCTGTTTGATCCGCCACCACCAAGCACTGCAAAGTACATGGATGCGGCAGCTACTGAACTCCTATGGCGTCTGAGGTGTCACTACGACGTACCGACTACATAGAGAGGAGGTGAATTAATGGAACTGGAAGAACTAATGGATACACAGCTACAACACTTTGGTGTCAAAGGTATGAAGTGGGGTGTAAGGAAGAGCCGTACGTCGAAAGACCGAGCCTCGGAGACGACCCCAAAACCGAAATCCACATTACGGAAGTACATCGACAGTAACCGTAGGGAATTGGGAATGAACAAGGTACTCAAAGATGTAGCCACGCTACCCGATGCAGAAGTGATTAGAAGGACTAACCGTGTACGAAACGAAAACGACTTCAGACGAGCAATCGACAATACTGCTTTCGTAGATCGAAAAAGGAGAAAGCAACTTCGTGAGGAATATTTCAATCGAGAAAAGTTATCTGACGCTGAACTTCAGGATAGAGTCCGGCGACTGAATCTCGAAGACAACCTGAGAAGGGAAGTGGTCCGAGCATCTAAACCTCAGAGAGAGGCCGCGAACGAACTCATTAAATCCGTATCCACTCAAGCTATCGGAATGTATACGGACCCCACAACCAAGGTCTTCACGGCAACCGGAAACGTAGCCGCTGACATGATGATTAAGGATGGTCTTAAGTATGCTAAGTCGAACAAAATAGTTCCTGAGAAATACGGTAAAAAATGACAGCGGTATAATATGGAAGGAGTGAAATCATGGAAGGTTATGAAATTTACAGATTGAGTGATGAAGAAATTCGACACTTTGGCGTCAAAGGTATGAAGTGGGGCAAACGCAAGTCCCGTTCTGCTTACATGCAGAAAGTCGACGCTCATGAAAACAAAACTAAAGCCGTAGCAAGCGCTAAATCCACATCAGGCTCTGCTAAACGTAAAGCGTATATGGATGCAGTAAGAGCAAACGACAACAAAGGTAAAGCGATTCGTGACGCTAAAGCCAAAGAGAAGACCGATAAGAAATCGGCCACTTCTTATATGGATAAAGTTAGAGCTCATGAAAACAAAACCAAAGCCGTAGCCGCAGCCAAGAGTGAATCCGGTAAAGCCAAACGCAAAGCATATATGGACGCCGTAAACGCTCATGAGAAAAAAGGTCAAGATATTGCTAATGCTAAAGCTAAAGAGAAATCTGACAAGAAGGCTATAAACGCCGAGTCATCCGCAAAACGTGAAGTCAAAGGTGCTGCCAGAATACAACTAGCCAAAGCCAGAGCCAAAGATTTATCTGAAAAATTATCGAAAGGCTTGAACATTGCAGTCGCGGTCAATGACGTATACGGTGATATCTCACCAACAGGTCTTAAGAACCACTTCGCCAATGCAGAGCAACTAGAAAAGTACGGGATCGAATACAACCCGTAAGAAATGAGGTGATACGATGGTTCTATCCAATACCGCTATTCCCATTGAGTATGGCGCTTTTAGGGATGCAGTTCTAAGAGGTGAAATACCTGTCAATCGGGAAATATCGATGGAGATGAATCGACAAGATTATCTTATTGAGTGTCCTGACTACTATTACGACGACAAGGCCATAACCGGCTTTATCGAATTCTGCGAGAATGAGATGACGTTGACCGACGGTTCCGACCTGACGTTGTTGCCGAGCTTCCGCCTTTGGGCTGAAAGTATCTTGGCATGGTATTATTTCATTGACGAGAAAGTCTACAATCCGGATAAGCGAAGATATGAGATGGTAACCAAAAAGCGGCGTCTCATAAACAAGCAATACCTGATTGTGGCTCGGGGTGCGGCCAAGTCCATGTATGTGGCACTTCTCCAAGCCTACTTCGCCACGATTGATACCAGCACAACCCACCAGATTGTAACCGCTCCAACGATGAAGCTCGCAGAAGAAACCATGTCGCCAATCCGCACAGCCATCGCCAGATCTAGAGGACCGCTATTCCAATTCCTCACCCAAGGTTCAGTTCTGGCGAACAACTCCATCAACAAAGTAAAACTTGCCGCAACCAAAAAAGGTATCGAAAACTTCATGACGAATTCCTTGATCGAAGTACGACCAATGACCATCAACAAACTGCAAGGTCTTCGCTCGAAGATCAACAGTGTCGATGAGTGGTTGTCCGGAGCACTTAAGGAGGACGTAATTGGAGCCATCGAGCAGGGGGCTTCCAAAATTGATGACTACCTCATCATTGCAACCAGCTCGGAGGGTACCGAACGTAACGGGGCAGGCGATACAATCAAAATGGAGTTAATGGACATACTGCGTGGCGACTACATCAACCCGCATGTCTCAATCTGGTACTACCGCCTTGACGATATTCGTGAAGTAGGGATGCCTGAGATGTGGCTGAAAGCAAATCCAAACCTAGGCGCAACTGTCACGTATGAAACGTATCAGAGGGATGTTGAGAGGGCTGAGAAACAACCGGCCACCCGTTCCGATATTCTCGCAAAGAGATTCGGAATCCCTGTTGAGGGTCTCACATATTTCTTCGTCTACGATGAAACCATCCCTCACCGACCGCAGAACTTCGATGGCATGGAATGCTGCATGCGAGGAGACTTATCTCAGGGTGACGACTTCTGTGCGTTCACTTTCCTGTTCCCGATGTCTAATGGGACTTATGGTGTGAAGACCCGTGCTTATGTTTCCGAGTTGAAAGTCCAAAAATTACCAGCCGCTATGAAACTCAAGTATCAGGAGTTCGTAACCGAGGGGACGCTGATTATCATGCCCGGAGCAATCCTAGACATGATGGCAGTCTATGAAGACCTCGACCGTCATATTATGCAGCACCAATACACGGTTGTAGCCTTCGGTTATGACCCGTACAACGCGAAAGACTTTGTCGACAAGTGGATGACCGAATACGGGACTTATGGTGTCGAGAAAGTACGTCAAGGTGTTCGCACCGAATCTGTACCTTTGGGAGAACTGAAACTTCTGGCCAGTGAACGTCTGCTGCTCTTTGATGAAGAGTTGATGAAATTCGCTATGGGTAACTCGGTTGTTATCGAGGACAACAATGGTAACAGAAAACTATCCAAGAAACGATCAAGCGAGAAGATAGATAATGTCGCTGCACTGATGGATGCTTGGGTAGTCTACAAACAATATCAGGAGGCATTCGCATGAAGTTAAAAGACAGAATACAACATGCGTGGAATGCGTTCAACAGTAAAGATCCAGTCGGAGAGACGGCTTGGACATACGGTGCTGGGTCGGGCTCTCCTTCCCACAAGACCTATCGTCGTTACGGCAGTTCCAGTTTCTCCTCGGCAATCTTTAACCGTATAGCAATCGATGTGTCTATGACTTCCATTCAACACGTCAAAATAGATGCAAAAACAGATAACTGGACCCCTGTTAAATCAGGACTACAGGACTGTCTTACCATAGAAGCCAACATCGACCAGACAGGATTCCAATTCCTTCAGGACGTTGTATATTCTATGTTCGACGAAGGCTCGGTTG